GATTATGGGATGTAGAAGGTACTAGTGGTACAAACTCTATTACTTATGCTGTAAATCCATATACCACTCAGCAAAGCTCAGCATCATTCGATACAAGTGAGACTGCGCCAGATGGAACTACTCGTTTAAACTACAATGGTTATTTATATGCTACTAAGCTATTCAGCGATGAAACTGAAGTAGCATTAAGTGGGCATACTCACACGTACTTATCAACTATTGGATGGGACAGTACCAATAAGGTTCTAACTCAATCGGTTAACGGCGCAACCGCGACTAATATATTAGAAATAAAAGCAGGTAGCAATATTACATTAACGGCAGATGTAGGTGAATTAACTATTGCTTCTACTGACCAATATGTTAAATAGACGGCTAGCACAACTGATAGTAACTACAATGTGCTATTTAGTCAGGCTAATCTTTCCACCATTACTAGCGGCAATGTATATGAGGCTGGTTACGATGCAAATATTTACATTAACCCAAGTTCACATCTACTTAATATCAATAACTTAAGTATTACAAGCGGTACGGATAGTTCAATTAGTGTTTCGACAGGACAACTTACGATTGAAACCACCACCACAAGTAAGCCAATTTATATTAAATCTAAATATACTCTTTATTTAAGTACAACAACTTCTTCAAGTATTGTATTCTCTGTCAATAATAGTGAACGTGCGCGATTCAATACTAATGGCCACTTTATTCCAAAGCTACCGAGCAATGCTACTGTAAGTAACTTTAGTTTAGGTATCACTAATCAGCGTTGGAAGGCATTATATGTAGGATCGGCAGACAGCTATGGTGATGATTACACTCCTGTATATTGGAATGATGGTGTTCCTGCGGCGGCAATGCATATTATTCAGCATAGCACCTTTACTCTCAATACTACAAACAATGGTAGTGTTAGCATTGGTAGCGCTACTACTGTTAGTGACGAAGCAGAAGTTGTGGAGATTGTGGTAAATGGTGGCTATGAATCGTTACTATCTCCAATTTCTTGGTCGATAGATACTCTTAATAATCAAATTGTATTAAGTGCAACTGTTGATGGAACAGTAACCGGATATATTTTATACAAAAAATAATGGGTGAAAAATCACCCATTATTTTTCTTTTATATAAAATAAAAGTAATATTTTTCTTTTTGACAAACACATTTTAAATAGGGAATACCCCAAACTTATATTTGAGGGAGTGATTAAAATGGCATATAAAATGACTAAGAAGGGTTCATTAGACAATGAAACCACTAATGAATTTTTCTGTGATACTGTTGATGATTTAGCCAATATTCCATCTAATCAGATAAATTTAGGTAGCGTTGCAGTTGTACTAGATCCTATGCAGATCTTTATTGCAAAGAGTAATAAGGAGTGGAAGAATATGACTCCTCTCGCAGAGGATGGTGAAGAATAATGGATATTATTGACATCATGCTTGCAAGAGCTATGACTCCGCAAGGCCAAACTGAAACATATGTATCTATTGCTAACGCTGCGGCGGCTAAAGCAGAAAAAGCAAAGCAAGATGCTACTGACGCAATTGCAACTGTAACTGCAGCCGCAGAGGATATTGCAGAAAAACAGGATGCGGCTGATACTCTATTAGCTTCAGCGCAAGAAGCTCTTGAAACCGTGCAACAGGCGCAAATCAATATGCTTGATACAGAAGATGTTGATGCTGAAATTAAGAAGATGGATGTATCCGTTAGCTTTATCGAAGGGCAGAACGCAAACACTTATCAAGTAGTAACTACCTACCCAGATAATACTCTAAATACTGAGAATGCAACTAAGATGTATAAAGCCACCGGCAATAATGAAGATGGCACAATGACGCAGAAAGCTATCACTGATGCGCTTAATACTAAAGTAGATAATTCCACTCTGAATAGTTATGCTTCAAAAGCATATGTAAATGAAGTGGTCGCTGCAAATCCTTCTACAGGCAACGGCGAAATTATTATTAACTTCAATACAGATGATGCTGGTCGCATCGTAGTTGTTGATGAAAACGGTAATCTTACCGCTGGCTATATCAATGAAGAAGAGATGATTGAAGCGCTCTTACATTCTGGTTTATATAGTTTGAAGAACGCAGTAGGACTTGATATGGACTATGCTAACAAGACCTTTAAGCGTATTCAGAATGCAAGTGAACTTTCTATTGGCTCTGACTTCGATAAATATCCAATGTATGGCGGCCGCAAGCGTTGTAATGTAGCCGATGATGGCACTATTCTTGCTTTCTATGGTGATAATACTTATGCAGAAGATGGATCTAATGGCTAGGTAATGGTATATCAGCCTAAGTTCTATTATCGTAGAATGCCCTTAGCAGTAGAAAATCTTTCTAAAGGACAAGTAATTCGCCATGATTCTATTATTATTTCTGCTACTAAGCAAGGTAGCTTTAAAGTCGCACCTATTTTCCTTGATGAAAATGGTGAGGAATTAGACTTTGTCTTACTTTCTGCATATGAAGGTAGTATTATTAACGACAAGTTATCTTCTGTTGCAGATGTTAAGCCTACCTGTAATAAGACCATTGCAGAAATGGAAGCGGCAGCAACAGCGAGAGGCACTGGTTGGCATATCACCAATATGGCCGCTGAAAGCGCGAATCAGATGCTTGAAATAGTTGAATTTGGTTCTATGAATGGACAATCTTCATTAGAAGCAGGTATCTGTAATACTACTGATAATACAAATGTAAACTGTTCCGCAATCACAGGCTCTACCGCGGATTTAGGTAATGCAACAGGACATGCAACCTCAACTATTACTGAAGTTAATGGCACAAATACTTCTTATTCTGATGAGGGAAAACGTGCTATTAGTTATCGTGGTGTTGAAAATCCTTGGGGAAATACCTGGCATATGATTGGCGGAATCAATATTAAAGGTGATGGTTAGTCTTTAGGCGGCGCACCTTATATCTGTACAAACTATAACTATACTCCAGGTCTAATTAGTTCTAATTATGAGTATATCGGATTCAACCTCCCATCAACTTACGGTTGGATCAGTGCTATGGCAATTGGAGATAGTAAATATGACTGGGTTTTTCTACCTGCCGAATGTGCAAGTACTGCTAATAGTCTATTACCAGTTGGTGATAATCTATGGGTAACTGCACATACTACTGAGAATAAAATTCTTGCCGTTGGCGGTAGTTATAACTTACAAGAAAATGATGGTCTATTCTATTACGCAGCTGACCGTAATGTTGCGGAAAGTTCTCGTTCAAATTACGGTGCGCGTTTAATGTTCATACCTACCAAAAATGGTATTTATACCGCAAATATTAGCAAATGGCTAGCTAAGATGGGAGCGTGATACTTATGAAAAATCATGGTAAAGTATATAGCTCTATCGCTCCTCAGCCTGTTGAAATTACTGAAAATGCCGTTTATATTGCTTCAAATATTGAAGAATATACTAAGACAATCGAAGGTTATGTTTACCATGGATATTCATATGATTGCATTGAGTATGACAAAAATGAATATCTAATTTATCAAGCTTCACAGATCAGTAATTTACAAAAGGAAATAGAAGCTACAAAGCATTTATTAGAAGTTGAGTAATTCTAAAGAATAATCGATTAAATACTTGACTTTTGTGAAAATTTGATGTATAATATACACAGAAGATAGGAATGGAACTATCTTCTGTGTATCTTTTTTTTTACATAACATAAGGAGGTTATGAGAACATGGCACTAAAGTATTACAGCGATAAAACTAATAAGTTTTATGACACTCCAGAAGAAGCAAACCGTGCAGAGTTTGCACTAAAAGAGCAGGAGAATCTTGCTAAGATTAAGAAAGAACGAGAAGTAGCTTACGCAAAGGAGCAGAAAGAAAAAGAACTCGCAGAGCGTAAGGTTGCTGCTGAGAAAGTTGACAAGGCTCGCACCAAGTTGATTGAAGCTCAGAAAGAATACGCGGCCGCACTAGGCGAATTTGTAGACAAGTATCATACTTATCATTACTCTACAAATAATGCCGAAGAAGTCCCATTCTTATTCGGACTTTTTAATAATCTTTTCCGCCTGTAATTAAAAGGGACTGATTTAAAGTCCCCTGTGGCCCGTAGGTGTGCGGCTGCACAGGCGCTCTCTAAAAGCGCAGCCTCTGAAGCAAACGGACTGGGTTCGACTCCCAGGCGGGCTGCCACAGACGACACTAGCAGCAACTATTAAGAATAAACAGCACCATTTTTTCGCCGTTCATTTTATAGTGTCGAGTTTTGCGCCATGCGTATGATGGCTTAGTATATCTGCCTTCCAAGCAGATGGAATGGGTTCAATTCCCATATGGCGCTCCATTTTGAAAATTTGAAAATTTATTATTTGACAAATAATAAAATTTCTATTATAATTATTGTGTTGAAAGGGAAAAATATCCATCAGAAGCTCAATTGGTCGAGCACCCGGCTTATATCCGGTTGGTTGGGGGTTCGAGTCCCTCGTGATGGACTTAGTATCTCCCCGGGTACTTTCGACAAACTAGGACAATGTCGTTAAACAATAGTTTAAGTCCAATTGCCCGAAGGCCGTATTCGCGGCGAATAAGGGCATTTATGTTCGTATGGTGTAAAGGAAGCACTCTCCGGGAAGGAGAAGTATAGGTTCGATTCCTGTTGCGAATATCGTAATATGCATATACGCTGGTTTCCTTATTCCAGAGAAAGATAAGGGCGCGCAGCTATAGTTTAGGGGTAAAATTCCTGCTTGCCATGCAGGGGTCACGGGTTCGAATCCCGTTAGCTGCTCTGGGTCGTCACCGGACCATTGGGTTAACTGAGTGCGTGGGATGGGCATCACGATAAATATCTGCCCGCTTATGGCTCTATCGTATAGTGGTTATTACATCCGGCTGTCTACCGGATTACTGCGGTTCGAATCCGCATAGAGTCGCTTTAGGCACATACTGCAATCCTTTTTTTGGCTGTTAACCCGCGTGTCGTTGGTTCGAGTCCAACCTTGCCCCGTAGGGCGAGTAGCTCAGTAGGTAGAGCGGCGTACTTATAAGTGCCTAGTTTTATAGCTTCGTAGTATCAATCGGTCAGAATGCTAGACTGTCACTCTAGCGGTGCGGGATCGTACCCCGTCGAAGCTGCTTATTTAGACAAATCAGCAATTATTCTTTTTGCATGAGGAGCACGTGATCTGGGTTCGAATCCCAGCCGCCCCACATGGGGAGGTCGTCTAATGGTAGGACACGATATAAGTTTGTCTAGTTTTTTCAGCGACATACCAATGCCGCTTATTTTTGTATTGTGGAGGATATAAATGAGAGCAGCAGTTTATTGCGGTACACGTAATGTGTATGAGGATATGATTCCCTCTATGAAATCTCTTCTTATACATTCCAATGTGGATAAAGTTTATTTTCTAATAGAAGATGATGAATTTCCATATGAACTTCCGCCGGAAGTTGAGTGTATAAATATTAGCGGGCAAACATGGTTTAATGCAGAAACATGTCCCAATATGAAAAATAGATGTAGTTATATGGTACTTTTGCGAGTAGCATTTTGTCGAATTTTTCCGCATTTGGATCGTATATTAACTATTGATAATGATACCATAGTACGTGAGAATATCTCCGAGCTATGGGATTTGGATTTAACGGACTATTATCTTGCCGGTTGCCCAGAATACAAAAAGACAAGTGAAAATCATGTATATATTAACATGGGTTTAGCTATGTTAAATCTTAAAAAGTTCCGTGAAGATGGAATGGATGAAAGATTGATACATGATTTGAATACATATTATTTTAATGAAGCAGAACAAAGTGCCATTAACCAGGCTTGTCAAGGACATTTACTTGTTCTCGATAGCATGTATAATAAGAATAACTACACCAATCCTGCGATTGGAAAGGAAAAGATTATACATTATGCAGCGACTAAAGGATGGCAAGAATTTCCTTTAATC